TTAGTATGCATAAGTCACCCACAAGCCAGCTTTATTATCCCGCCAATCATATTCGCCCCGGACACCAATATATTTGCTTCCGATACGCCTACTCACTCCAAAACTGGCGCCACGAACATAATCATCAACATCAATCTTTATCCCTACTTCCCGCAGGACCCCTGGCGCGGATAGTGGCAAGGATTTCAAGATTTTCTGCTGTAATTCTTCCTGCTTCTTCGACCAGGCTTCCAGCTCTGTCAACTGCTTCTGCAGCTGATCTATTTGCAGCTTGGCTTCGCTCGATGCTTGATCCGATAGCGTCTGCTGTTCCCTTGCTATCTGTAATTCCAGCGCTAATTGACTGCTGATTGCTAACTGCCTGTTCGAGTTTTGTTCCAGTGTCACCAGCTCGCTTTCCGTTATCATGTATGCTGGCTCGGCTGAACAGGTAGCAGGCAAGAAAAAGAACTGCACCAACACCCAGACCAACAAGGAAGCGATTATTAGATATCCAAGTTTTGATTTTTTCATACATGTTATTCCTCCATAGAAAAAAGCACTCTGCTTTCGCAAAGTGCTTTTAGTTATTTTAATTATTGTAAGAGTTCTGTTTGCGGCGTATTTTCAGCATGAACTACAGATAATACCTCAATAACAGTATGTTTTGTTTTGGTTAAATTTTGGTTTTTATCATATGTAGCAACACTATTTAACCTTACCTTAAGTGAATCACCAGGTACAATTGGTTCTTGCCCCTTCAAATATCTATTTAACCAATTTTCATCCGTTATTTTAGCCTTTATTTCTTCGTGCCCATGCTTAAATATCCAAGAAGTTTCGCCTAAAAAATCTGGTTTTCTAACCTTTAAAATAACAGTTGTTGTATTATCAATATTTTCCCCTTCACAAAGTTCGTCTAGGGATTGCAATGGCAATCTAAAATTTTTATTTAGTGTCAATATCTGACCTTGTGAATTAGACATAGAAACACTATTATTACCCTCAAGTGCTTCAAAAGCTTCTCCCACTTTGTTAAGGCCTCTTAATAATCGTTCTCTAGGAGGAGATGTATAACAACCTAACTGATTTAAACCAGTTTTTTGGGCAATTTCTTTTATACCTGTCTCAATTTCTTCTACAACTTCAACATCTTTTATTTCATCAATATCAGAACATTTTCTTAAAACATAATATTTTGCATCTACAAGAAAACCGCCAATTACTCTTTTATAATTTAAGTCTGCAATATCATCGTCAGAAATACTTTTCAATCTATTTGACAGCCAAACTTTTACAGATCCTTTTTCAACATCTTCTAAAAGCATTTCTGTTTCAATATTAGTATCAACACAAGTTATGAGTTCGGAATCCATGGCTTTAAATGATTCGATTAATTTTGCTATGCCAATAAATATATTTTCTGGATTTGGTGATTTCTTATCATAATCAACAGTTATAGAAAAACGACCACAATTCTCATCCTTTTCCATTTTTATTCCTCCCCTTTTATCCTTGTATTATAGCATATAAGTATCATTTTATGAACAAACAAAAAGTAAAATTCTATCTTTCCCTAACTAAAAACATAACACCTGATATCATTGAATTCGCACGATAAGCAGCAAATTACCAGCAAGTTAGATAAACCGCATGGTTAAGCCATTTAACAATGACTTGACTGGCATTTTATTTTTACCAGTCAAGTTAAATTTACTTGAAAATACTTGAAAGAGCTTGAAACCTACAGCCCAAAATAATTATGCAGTGCTACCAAGGTAAAACCGATAATCATACCAGACAAAAAGTTTGCTGGTGATATAATCTTTAATCTTTTCCATGGTCAAACCTCCTTTCAACTATTTCTATTTTGAAAATAGTTAGTTTACCAATTATGATGCCACCAGATCGCCTTACCACGAATAACATCACCGCCTGGTTTCAGTTCTCCGTCACCTGGTATGTCTGGTAATTTCCACAAGTCCCATCTTTCAAAGGTTGTTGCCGGCCCATAATCGTCTAAGTCTGCTGCTTCTGCATGTGTCATTACGGTATCGGCATTAATGTCCAATCTAAGTTCCTCACACAGTACAGCTACAACTTTTGCCATACTATCTATCTGCAGCTCTGTCGGTGGTACATTTCCAAAATCGACACGACCATCAGCATAGGCTACAGCATCTACACAGCACGCTAAAGCAATCCCAATAGCTCTAGAATTGCGCCGCCATGTATGAGCCTTATATTCAGTTAAATCATCGGTTGTCGCCATAACAGCGCCGTCGCTGTCAATGTTTAAGTGATAGTCACTAAAAAACTGGTGATAATTACCAGCTGACCAGTGTAGATAGATCTTATCAATATTACCAGCTGCAGCTTTTGCCAACTGTCGTAATTCATCCAAAGTTATCCTTTTAATTGTCATTACTTTCCATCTCCAATCTTTTTCCCCACTTCGCCAGGGGAACTGTTGAACTTGCTATTAATAAGTTTATTTGCAATTTGAGTAGCCGCACTGCCGCCGCCTGTCATGGTAGCAAATGTTTCATAGTTGCCCCAAGTTTGGCCCTTATAAATCAAATAACAACTTCCAATTAAAAAAGCAGCGAACCCGATAACGGATAGAATCCGTGTTAGCGAGTATACGCCGCCTTCTTTTAACATCTCATTAAATTTTTCAAGCACTCGTATCATCTCCATCCGGCTCTGTTGGCAATGCCATGACTTTGAGTTTGATGTCATCCATAACACCGTTTAAGCCAAGATTGTGGTAAGCGTTATACACATTTTCAAAACTTTGCTTAGCATAAATCGGCATATAACCTTTATTGTAGTAATAATGATTATATATCTGAATCATTCTATCTCTCAGCATCGCTTGCATGCCAGCTTTAACCGCTTCGTTTTCCTGATTGATAGTCCGTATCTTTTTAGCCATATAACCTACTAACCCGCCCACTAGCAAATTTATCCCGTAAATTACTATTTCGTTCATCTCACACCACCTAAATTTTAGTTGTCCATTTTATTTTTTTAATTGCACTTACCGACTTACTGTTTTGTACTTTGTTCCGCAGACTATAAAACCGATTGTAAGCCGCAGACTGCTCTGCCGCTGACTTAACCAGTACACTTTGAAAATCAGAAGCTGATAACATTACCCATAGACTTTCGCCTTCAGCATTTTTTACGCCATAGCCATTCTCCCCTTTTAATAGTGCAACATTATAGGCCGAATTAAATTTATTGATATCAGATGCCAACCTATCAAAATAATAGGCAATACCGCCTACCTTATACTCAGTGGGCCTATCACGTTCTGCTTCGTACATAGCGTAAAGCTCGGCAATTTTCTGTGTCTTTGTTTCCTGCAAATCTAAATCAATAACGCTTCTTTTAACACCAAAATTTTCTAATTGCTCATCGGTCGGATTTAGCGGCCACGAAATATTTGGTAAAAGCCTCTTGATTTTATCAAAGTCATCATAAGTATTACCTAAATAAGTGTAGACTATCTTTTTATACATTTTAGATCCTCCTCTTTAACCGCTAAACGGCAATGCTACACTATCACAAACCTGTATACTAAAACTACCTGTGTCATCTACAATTGCAATAACATTTATGATATTGTTAGCATTTGCAGTTAATGCTGGCGCAACGCCTTTCGGGTAGTATACTGCGCTACCTGTCGGGAACGTCCATGCTACTGTTGGCACCGTAGCACCTACAGCAAGCCAGAATGTTAAGGTTTTGCACATATACGGCACGCTTCCAACGGTCGCTTTGAAGTCCATGCCTTCAAAATTCATAGTTAAGCTTGACGGATTGTTGATTGCGCAGTTAATTAGATAGCAGTTTGCAGACGATTGATATAGTATGACATTGCCAGTATTAGGCGTTGAATAATAGGTGTTTTCTGCTGTGCCACAGAAATACAAACAGTTTTCACTGTTGCCAGCACGAATAACGCCATTTTGCAAATTAGTGTTTGCGGTCGAGCCAACGATTAAATTTTCTTTCAAGCTTAACGTCCCGTTATAGTCAATCTGTGCCAGCCTATCGCCTGATGACTCAAACAAGATGTTTGCTGTGCCGTTCTTTGCGCCGTTAACACTTAAAGTTAAATCTTGAGTAGTTTTATCTATTTCTAAAAACTTAAAGCTGCCTACCTGTAAAGCTGCATTGTTAGTATATGTTAAATGTGAATTTCTCTGCAACGATAAAATGCTATAATCTGTATCTATCGTTTCTGTCTGGTTCGAAAGGTTCATGCCTATTGTTTCGTAGCTTCCTTCCGGGTAAAAACTTATAGTTTTATCTGTCCCGCCGCCACCTATCGTTAATCCTGTTTTTGTGTCAAAAAATAAAATATGATTAGACAAAAGGTCAAGCGTTGCCGTGTTTGCAGTGCCGCCAATGTTGGCAACTTCTACTGTGCCAACATTGAAAAAGTGAGCCAGTCCCTCTGTGGCTGTATAATATATTGCTCCCGTGGTAGTTGAATTTATCTTTGCTTGCGTTGTTGCACTGTTAGGCTTCGTGCCTAACGTGATAGTTCCACCAATGCCCGCAAGTGCGCCGTCCCTCACTGTTATAGGTTTATTAAATGTGTTCGTTCCTGTAAAGTTGTTATCTCCTGCGGCGGTAACATCACCACCCCCGCCTGCTGAAATGGTAATATCTTGCGTGCCGTCAAAAGCCACACCATTTATTGTGCGGGCGGTTTCTAGTTTCGTAGCGGTATTTGCATTACCTAACCATTTTGCAACGCCTGCATGAGTTACCGTTGCGAAAGCGTTATTATTACTTATTAAAGCCATTTTTAAGGTATCATCACGTATGCTAAGCACATCGTTGTTAGGTCCAATTCTAAATACATGAGGTTGCGAAGTACTCGTGTGATAAAATAATCCGCCGAATTTGTCTGTACCAATTCTCGCCTGTACTGTTTCATCTGCTGGAGAAATGCCAAGAGTTATACTGCCACTGCTACCTGCCGTTGTGCCATTCGATACAGCAAGGTTTGCTCTGAAAGTATTTAAAGCGGTAAAGGTGTTAGATGAATTTAATTGAGCATAGCCGCTTAAATCATGGTTACCGGCAAGAACATCCCATTTTGTGCCGTTCCATGCTACGTTGTCCCCTGCTTTGATACCGTGGCCAGGGTCTGCCGTTTCGACGTTATAAACATCACCTATTTTTTGCCCTGTAGTCGGCAGGTCGGCATAGGTAGCTACACTGTCTTTGTACGTGTATACTGTTGCAAGCCCTAACTGTTCTGCGGTTACTTTATGCGGGTTGTTATAGTTCGCTTCGTGGGTTGCAAGGTTATTCGCTACTGTAGTTATTCTTGTGGTTAATTCCGTTGTCGTGCTATCTAAATCGGTTTTTACAGCATATTCCACCCATGCTGTCCATTCAGATACCTCAACTGGGTCACTGTCCGGAACAATCGTTCCAAATCTGACATAAGTTTTACCGCTAGCTTGCCCCATAAACTTTTGCCTGATGTATGTTTCGTTGAAATCATCGTCTACATCCAACCAGCCGCTGCCTGTTTCCGGCGCGTTAGTATTATTTGATGCTTCCAGCAGTTCGCGGGCAAATTCTGTTTTGTCATTAAGATCTACAGCAGTATCAATATTATCGTAATAGCGTAATTCTTCAACAACAGGAGTAAGGCTGTCTAACCTATTTAACGCTGATGTGGCATCATTTTGCGCATTATCAGCCGTTGTCTGCGCATCTGTCGCAGTCGCAATCGCAGTATTAGCAGAAGATTGAGCATTGTCCGCAGTTTCTTGAGCTTTGGCTGCAGCAGTCACTGCATTATCTGCAGTTTTTTGGGCGTCGGCTGCAGCTTTTGCCGCATTATCTGCAGTTTTTTGAGCGCCGGCGGCAGCAGTAGCGGCATTATTTGCCGTAGTCTGTGCGTTTTGAGCAGTAGTTTCAGCGTGGTTAGCTATTTCTATTGCAGATTGTGCTGCATTATACGCCTGATTTGCAGTTGTTAAAGCCTGAGTTGCTATTTCATATGATCCATAAGACATATTTCCTATATCGTTTATAGCATCCTCTGTCTGCTGCTCAAAGCTAAGTCCTGGTAGTGGTCCAGTCAACGGTGTATACTGAAATTTATAGTATGACCGATTATTTATTAAAGTCTGGATGTCAGCAGCAATACGCGCTGACCGTAAAGATGCGGCACGTGATACTTTTGTGTAGTTCATTTTTACTGCCTCCCCTAATTACTTAACGTTGCTTGAATAGAACATTTTGAAAATCGATTGCCATAAGCTGTAGTAATGTTAATAATGTCACCTTGTTTAATTGAATACTTAAAAGTGTTAGCATCGCTGTTTGATGTCGGATAACCCCAATAATGACCTTTACTACCTGATTTTGTTACACTAGTACTCATGTTTAATGTACCAACTGTGTTCCCATTAACTTGGACTGTAACATTTGCATAACTGCTCCAACCTCCATCCGGGGCTTGTCCCCAATCTACTGTAGCCATAACTGCTATGCTATTAGCAGCAGCTGCTGCAGTAAAATTCAATGTATTTTTACCGCAGACAGTTTGACTGCTGACCAACGTCTTTTTAGCATCATCTACTGCACTATTAACCAAATCCTTTATCTGATCAGCACTAAGCGATCCAAGCCACACCAAATATTCTTGCCAATAAACAGTGCTTCCCTCTGTGCCAGGTATTACAACACCCGCAGCAGTGTCAACGCCGTTTTCTTTAATGCACATATAACTGATACCGTTATAAATAACCATACAGTTAGGCGCATAACGAAGTGTAGCTTTATACTGCCACTGACCGCCTGATTGCAACCAATAGGCAAAAGCTGACAGCATATAATACATACCATTAAAATCCGATCTCTGGGGCGGCAAACCGCCTGCTTCCGGTTTAGCCTGTGTTATCGGTGGGAAGCCCTGTGTTAAACTCGCGCGTCCATCCGTACCGGCATTATCATCTGGTGGGATAGTTTTTAAGCCTTGATCTGCAAAAGGCCGACTAAAAAGATTGACTGGTTCCTGTACTACTGGTAATGTTGCCATAATTTACCGCCTTTCTATTCCGTTATGGTTCCAACAGGGTCAAATACGCCGCAGTTAAAAGGCTGCAACCCGCTGCCAGCAAAACCAAAAACATTTTCTTTATCGATCTGGTATAAGTCCCAGCCTACTCCGGCTCCGACACATAGAGTGCCGCCAACCTTAAACAACGCCAGTTCTTCATCTGTAAGATAACGTTGAAAAAGCCAGCGAACGTGCATTGGATAGGTATTGTAGTAAGTACCGTTTTCATCCTGCGCTTCGATGATGACGCTGAAAACCATAGCGTTATACTGTGGAAACAGCTTATTGATCATGTAGTTTAGTGTATAAAGCGATGCGTCAGTAATATTAGCCAAAGCTTTATACATAAGCAATGTCCTGTAAAAATCATCATCAAGCGTTATTTTAGTATCATCATCTAAAATAATAGTGCGTGCAATACCAACGATATTGCCCCATGTATCCAGTCCTACACCGGTAGCTGTTTTAATGTCCATCATATTTTTATAAAAAGTCTGGATATCGGCATCCGGGCGAATATTGGATCTGAAATCATCAAGTATTTGCTTAATCACAGGGCTTGCTGAATACTGCGACTGGATATACGGCTGAGGTTCCATCCTGATATCATCGCTTGCCCTGACGTCCTCTTGTCCATGAAAGTCCATGTTAAGCCTCCAAAATTACCGTTACGTCATCCTCCGACAACGTTGGCATATTATCCAGTGGGATATCGACTTCGTCGCTGAAAATCCCATTTGACGGAAAAGCAACCTCTATAGACGAAAGATTTTTCACACCGGCACTCGTAACCGAGTTATAAAAACGGCTGGCATACAGAGTATCACCCATTTTCACCCGTGGCTCATCCACGGTTTGACCGTTAAAGTTAGCCAAAACAGCAGCTTTAATATCTGCAGTAATGGTAGTAGGTGTTGTCGCTGTCTGTTTAAGAGTCACCTTGACTGCTGCTCCTACTACAGTAGGACTTTGATAATAATAAACCTGCTCACTGCCATTAGTAGGATCTGCAATCGTTACCTTCGTGTTTCCCGTAGTCCCGCAGCCGCCGTCAATTTTCTCGTGCATTGCCATAGCTATTTTTTCCTGTTCACCGCCGTAAACGCTCAAATAAACGCTGTGAGGAGGAATTGTGACACCATATTTTGTTATTGTCACATCCCCGCGGTTTTGCTCGATTCTACAGGCGATAACGCCGTCGATATTACCGACTGTCCCTTCAACAGCTTCTGCAAGCCCGTGGGCATTTTTAGCGACACTGTCACTACGGCGCTGTTCAAATTCAGCCTGTGTCTCAAAATCGCGCCCAGGAGCACCAGCAGCAGCGTTATTAACACTATCCCAACCAGGTATTACAGTAATAATCTTATTAACGATATTTGCTCCGACTTGTACTGGTCCATACTGACTACATCTAAAGATACATTCTGCTATACCGGTTGCACCAATCGTCGTAGCATTGATGTTGTAAAAAGTGTAACCATTAACATCCTGCACTACGGCTCCATAGGGGATTATAGTACCCTGCAAGCCAGCGCACTGGCATGTTACTAGTGTCGGTTGCGCTACCTGCCGATCTAAAAAATAAATCGCGGCTAAAGCATCCTGATAAATACCTGTGGCCGTTTTAGGGTTAAATCCATTAGCCAGTCGTAACACTTCCCCGTCTTTTTCGGCTACTAATGCGGCCATACCATCAATCAGTTGACCTGCTGGCGTTTCTGGACCGGTATTAAGTTCTGGCGCACTTTCATCAGTTTTAAATGCAGTTTTCCAGTCAGTTGCAATTTGATTACGTATCGTACCGGTTTCATCAGCAATAAAGCCAGTATCAGGGTTAAATATTATTGCCATATCCCTGCTCCTTTCCAAAATGGGTATAAAAAAGACACTATATCGCTATAGTGTCCAAAAATATTTTTAAAGCTGTACACTTACTGTTGTGCCGCCATCCAATGTAATAACTACATTACCACTAACCAGCCTGCCGTCATCGTCATATTCGAGTACTGGCTCGCAGCCAGTCGTCCCCGATATTGACATAACGGCTTTTTTTATGCGATTAACAAGCATGGATTCCGACACATCAGGACGTTTCCCCAGTTCGATATCAAAGTGTGGAATACCTTGAGTCGCATTAAAATAAGCGTCATTAGTAAACAGCCTGATTCTATTCGCCGCATTCTGCGCTACTGCATAAGCCCCTTTTGTAGTAGCAATATTACCAGCATCATTAACATTTATATCCCAGTTTTTATCAAGATATAGGGTATGCCCATACTTTATTGCTGGATTGTAAGGATCAATATAACTATCATATTCGCCGCCGGTAATAAGAGGCTCCGGATTATTTGGTACAGGTATCGGCTCAGGCTCCGGTGACAAAACTGTGATTTCTGCAATGTAGGTATTTTCACTGTCTAAAGATGACAGCAGACCTTCAAACGGATACCTGACCATTTGCCCTTGCAACTGTTCAAAATTATAAACTGCAGATACTTCTTCTGACATAATTACCCCCTCCTATTCATCACACTAATTTTATATTAAGTAATTGGTGTTAATTGAACAGAATAATTGCTTTTTCCATAAAATACTTTTCTTTCAGTAACAGTATCATATCCTGGAGCGGTCGTTGTTATGTTGTATTCAGTATATGACATTAAAGTTACAGGACTAGGAGAGCCATTAATTTAGGCATAATAAAAAAACTCCGTTTCACTGTCAGTTATTTTAAATCTTGCCATATTTATACCATCGCCCGGATTCACGATCATGGTTATTGCAGATAAATATATCTCTACCGGGAAAGGGATCGGCCTACCCGGATTTATTAACAAACGCCGATTAAACATATTTACACCCGTTCACTTATAGTTTTAATATATTTGAAAACCAAATTATTGACTACCGCTGTACTGTATTGCGCATCTGCAGGAATATTGGCTCTCACATAAAATAACGTATTAGTGCTACCAATATTGCTGAAAAATAACGTACTGTTCCATGTCTTAGCATCTGCTGATAGTTCCAACCAATCAGGATTAGTCCCTATGACCGATATAGTAACGTTATAAACATTGGTTTCTAGAGGGCAGCGTAAAGCGTATTTCACTGCATCGCCCAAGCTACCTTTTTCTGCAGCATACTTTAAAGGATTCGTAGTTAAAAGCAAAGCCCCATCTGTACCTCCTGCTGTCACCGTCCCACCGTAAAACCCTAATTGTGCCATGTTTTTACCCCTTTCAATCAGCCAGCCGGAAAGGATTGATATGAAAAGCTATCATAGCCCTACCGCTTAACCCTTTTATTTTCCAACCTAAATAAATTCTTATGTAAAACCATTTACAGTATTTTTTACAATAATAAAAGCTCCACGTTTTAGTGAAAATATTTCTGTTGTCCTGTACGATGCCGATATAACATGCATCTTGATCTGAATTTTCATAATTTCGGTAAGTCTTGATGTCATACTTATCATAATCCCGTCCGCAAACCTCATATGCAAAACCATAACCAGTATTACGATACAACCACCATAAACGACAGAAATAACGTTGTACTCGCTCTCTAAGCGTAAATTCAGAATCAATTATTTTGACATATCCAGGAATCATCAATGCCCCATCTTTTACTTCGGGATAATAAATGTAGTGCTTATCAAAATCGTATCTAAATATTTTAGGCACAACTTCTTTTGCAATAAAATCTACGTCAAGGCAGTTATCATATGTCTGCCACCAACGCAAACATTTTGGCAGATTGCCATATTCATCAGCAAAGAAAATCACCAGCCAATTAGTCAGGTAGCAAATTATACTAAAAACAACATCGGCTATGATATATAATATCCAATTCATTTTATTCACCTTCTTTTAGTAATCTAGCACAGTAGGTTTTACAGCGTTAATACGCTGCGAATATCTTATAAACGCACTGCCGCCGTATCCGCTTAATTCTGCGCCATAATCAACAGTAACACGATACATTTTTTGAGGTGTTACGCCAATATACTGTGTAGCACCTACGCTGTTTTCACCAGCCACATAAAACCAGCTTTTAGAGGTCGAATTCATGCCGCAATAGCAAGGCTCGCCGCTCTCATTGCCATTTATTCCGCCCCCCACATAAATCACATTTACGCCAGCCGGAATAGTTATATCAAACGTATCGTAAAAACCGTCCTCATCTGCTGCGGTTGTACTCCATAAGTCTGTGTCTATTGTCGGCAGCGGCAAGACTGTGTCCCCCCCGGATATACTAACAAACGTCTAGCAAACATATTCGCACCGCCTTTTTTATTCGTCTATTAATTGAATATCTACTGTTTTCCCGTTCCTTCGGTCAAAGTAATCTAATACCGTAGTATCATCGAGCATTTCGATATAGTAATACGTCGCAGCACCATTATAAGTAACGTTATTTAGCGTATACGCAGAATCAGCCACATATATTGTTATTTGACTTATAGCACTCCGGGTATCTCCTGTTAACGCTACTGTTAACGTGTTTGTCATATACATGCCGGTTGAAACATCCTGCAAGGCGTCTATTCCAACTTTTTCTATTGTGTGTTGCATAAATTGAGCGGGGCTTATCCTGCCAAAATTATTTATAAAAAATCCCGATTGATATTCACCTAGCTCGACATTGTAGTTTTGCCCTATGGTTAATTCAAAATCATAATTAACAAGGGGGGATAAAACAACATATTCTGTTTCGTATTCAACATAAGTATCAATAATCCACGTCCCCGACACCGTGTTATATTCAGGTTTGGAGATATTATAAATTATTTCTGTTCCGGTCGGTACGTTTTCAAACACGGCTATGCCTTTATTGTCCGTGCCGTTTATAATACTTTGCCCGTTATATGTAATCTTTACCAAAGCGGAAACGATATGACTGCCGTCGGCTGTGTCTACGTGAACTTCAAGGACTGAATGCGTTTGTGGCGGTGTCCCACCCGAATTTATTAATAAACGCCGATTAAACATATTTACCTCCTTATTTCGGACCGCTGGTATTACTGCCGCCACTTTCTACACCACCGTGCACGTGTTTCGTAAGGCTTATGCCATTAGCGATAACATCACCTTCAACAGTTACATCGCCTTTAATATTCACACCTGATGTAGCAATCAGATTGCACTTATTATCCTGCGTCAACTCTAAGTAGCAACTAGGAGCCTGATTTAAGAAACCACCAATATAAAAACCATCAGACTGGCTATGTTTACGTAAGCTACCTGGTTGTTGTGGTTCTCTTGTCCCTACTGTAACATTACTGCTATCAGATTGAGCAAAAACAGCAACTCCGATATCATCAGGGACCGGATCAATAATCAGTGCTGCTTTACCTCCCTGTACTCTACTGTATGGCAAATGATACAACGTTACAGGCTGCACTGCCTGACCTTTGCCATCTACGTAGGTAACCAGTGGTAAAACATCTACATAACCTGTAGGTCCTTGTGCCCCCTGCGTATCAACGGCAACGACTTTAACCGGCTGTGCAGTAGCTATTTTGTTCTGTAACATACGCACAAAAAAATCTATAGCATTAACATCACTGTTAGCGCTATAGATATTTTTTTGACCTTGTACTGCTTCATTATTTGACACGCTCATACCCCCTGAACCCACACGCCGTTAAGACTGGTCATCCAGTCGCCGCCAGTTGGTTTATTGGCACTTAATTTATGCTCCAACTTACTTATCTTCCATATCCCGGAAGCCGCCGGCAAAATCGTTTGCAACTCGAAAAACCCGCCCAATGAAAGATTGGGATTAAAGTAGATCTTGCACTGTACGCCGTCATTTGTAAATGAAGGATAACCATACTGACCTGAATCGCCTTTAACCAAAACCACATTCCCATAATTTTTGATCTCATAAGGCTGAATGATAAACTTACGGTCATCTATCAACAGATCAATACCAGTCTGCCGTGCCAATTCGTGCGCTTTTTGGATAGGTGAACCAACAAACGTACTGTTCTTTACGCTGGCAGTAATGCCTTTGTTTTCAAAACCATATCCAGCTTCGCCGGCAAAAATTTTCATTAGTTTTTCGATTGTTGTTTCGCCTTTGGCCGACGTAGGAGGAGTCGGAAGCTGATTAGGATAATAGCCTGTTCTAGCTTCGATTTTAAAGTTGACGCTGCCATCTTTGTCCATCACGGGCACCGCAGACGATATCTCTCCTTCAAATACTGTATTAAGCTTCCGTCCCAACTCGCCCGCTTCTATTTTGATAATGTTATTAAAAGTTTGCAGTTTCCTGAATGCCAGCATAGTTAGCTGCTGCATAGTATCTAACTTCATGTTATTTACTGTAACAGTAGCCTTGCCCATATCCTCGCCTCCCGGTTTAGATACGTTTACTTCGATCGGCAGTCCTTCGAAGCTTACAGTGTTGCTACCGCCATTAAAACTACCTTGCCGCATATATACAGTTGTCCTGATTGTTTTTTCGCTGAAACTTGTCATAATTCGGCCTCATAGTAAAGCACATAACGCGTTCTAAGCCCGCTATAATGCGGGGCAGTATCTTTGTTCGTCATATCGGCAAAAAACAGCGTACCGCTAAAATACGGCGTTGGGTACTGCACTAAATCCATTGCTGTCAAGCAAATACCTCCCTGCCTTACAATAGTACCGTCACAGGTCAAATCCAGATACATATAATCACCCTTTTGGTACAAATGGATAGTACAGTTTTGTCCATTCAACACAATATTAAATTCTTGGTTTGGTATTTGCTGTAATGGTATGACTTGCATATTATCACTTCCCGCTTGGATATTTCACTTTGCCTATTCCCTTATGCATTATTGATTCAGCTCGTTCTCCAGCTTCCTGCTGTTCACCTGTCGGCTCGGCTGGCGTAGTAGTACCGGTATTTACTTTGCTGGCATCTGACGGATTTTTAGCGTCAGCCGCCGTTATGGTACTGACATCAACACTACTGTAAGCTACATCGACCTCACGGACTTCGACAAACTGAGCATTGATATGCAGCACACCTAAGCCATCAGTAGCATTAAGACTGTAATCGTAGTTTTGCAGTGTCATGCGCTCATACTCATAAACTGGCGTAACAATAGAAAAATAGCTGATTTCCTGTTTTAAATTCTCTATCATGTCAATTACAGATTGTAAATAAGCATTAGTCCCCGAAAATGATAGATCAGCGTTGATTTCCAGAGGGCTAGTAACTTTGTTATAGCTCATAAAAGAACCTTTTTCGATAGGTTCAGATACCACCTTGCCACCCGATGTAACGCTTACCTGAAATACAACTGCGTCCGGCAGTACATTTCGTCCTTGCTCATTTACAAAGCGCCATTTACTTGATTGTTTTTGTTTGTCTGAAATTGGTAGGGTTGTCATATCTTATACCTCCATCATGAATATGATCCATTAGCAGGCCCATTAACAAGTGGACTGCTAAGAGCCTCTCGAGCAAATTTATCACGTGCTTCTTCTGCATCTTTAACACCATAAAAATTATTAGTTAGTTTGACATCAGTTTGCCGATTGCTGTTATCTATCCCACCAGCTCTACGATCATCAATAGACAGATGCACGTTTTTATTGCCATTACCGAAAAAGTTGAGCAATTTGTTAAAGATAGGTGCGACAAAATCCCACCACTTAAACAAGGTATCCTTCATGCTGTCAAAGGTTTTGTTAAAGCTGTTTTTCAACTTACCAAAAGAGTTAGCTACTCTATCAGTTGCCTCTTTGCTACCAGATACTAACATCCTAATAACGTCTATAACAAACCAAACTGCATTATAGACTGTTTTAGCCCAGTTCCAGACCGTAGTACCAATACTGAGTAAAAGTTCACCAAAATCAATAACATGTGGCTTTATCTCGGTCCAGACTTCTAACATAACAGTTTTAAATTCTTCAAAGGCTTCCAGCGCATCATCAACAAAATCATTGATAATTTTTTTCGCATTCTCAGTACTCCCAAAAATCGATTCATAAAAATCTCCAAAAGCACTTTCGCCGCCTTCGAGCCATACTATAAAGTCTTCAAAAACTAACCCTATAGCCAAAAGTGCTGCCAATAACGCACCCCATGGCGATAAAAGAAAAGCCTGCGCTGTTACAAATAGTTCTTTTAAAACCGGCAATAAATGTACTGCTACAGCAACTCCAAGTCCAATCAAAACAGGAATAAATGCTTCTGCGTGCTGCGCCAGATAAGACATACCTTCGGCAATTTTCGTAGCTGCCGGAGCAAGTACCCTGTAAACCGGCAGAAGCATCATCTTCATAGCTCTGGCTAAATCATTACTGGCATTAGTAAAATCTTTGGCCGCTTTAGCATCTTCTTTGGTATACACACCAAGCCTTTTAACATGTTCTAACTGAGCATTGATGCCGGCACTGCCTTGCTGTAGCCATGCCACAACATCAGCTCTGCCGATACCGATCTGCCGGCCTATGCCTGTAGCTTCCTGTTTGCTCATATTGCGGAAAGAATCTGCCATCTCCATTAAATATTGTTCAGAGTTTTTTAATTCGCCATTAACATTTTTTACTGGTGTTAATAACCCCTTTTCTACTGCATCTTTTAACGGACCACTGTCATTATAAGCAAGATCTGTCATCCAATCGTTAATATCCGCAAACAGTTCACCAACTTCCTCTCCTGCGACACCTGCCATCTCAGCGGCACCCTGCCACTGCTGCAATTTCTCAATATTGATGCCCAAGGATTCGCTTAATCTGTCCACTTGAATAATCTCCTGCGTGAACTGTTGCACTATCTGCCCTGATGTAATAGCGGCTAAAGCAGGAGCAACCACACCCATAGCGATACTTTTCAATTTGCCGCTTACATTATCAACTAGTGCATTGATATTTTTATCTACATCGCTGGTGTCCATACCAATAGCAATAAAAAATTCATCGACAATATTCCTACCTGCCATTATTTCGTTTCGCCTCCTCCATCGCTCGATATTCATTGATATTATTGACTACAACGATCTCATAAAAATCGAGCAGATCCTCGTAGCTGTAAACGCTCTGCAGTTCGCAAAGCGTTGCCAACTTTTGAGATACTACGATACCGGTCAGCGTCCCGACATTGCGGTAGTTTTCGCAAAGGTAATTGACGGCTGGACCTGCTGGCCTTGGGCATTCTGCCCGATCTGAAAAAAATCAAAATTCACCTTTAATGCTTCCCATCTCAGGCGATACAGATTTTTAAATTCACCGATAATCGTATCGATATTCGCCGCAGTACACGGCACAGAAAAGCTTGTATTAACTGGGTCTGGTACGTGCTCACAACAATTCAAAAGCTCATCGTAAAGCGGCTCAACTTTGTCATAATCCAGCTGACCAATAACCTTAAAAATTTCCTGCAGTTTGTCGGGCCCACTGAATTTAGCTTTTAAACTACTAAATTCAAAATCGCTGATTTGTCCAGTAGCAGAGTTAGCCAATAAAGCAACAACTCTGTTAACCCATCTTTCACCTTTGGTTGCCGGCATTTGTTTGACCTTAAAAGTCAACTGGCGGCCATCGTCAGTAATATTAAATAAAACTTCTTTTCTCATAATTTACTCCTTTGAATTTTATTTTTTACATAAAAAAGACGCTACATTTCTGTAACGTCTTTTTTTGAAAAATATTTAATTTTTTATTAGCTTTTCGACAGGTATATCAACGGTTATTTTTAAAGCAGTTTCATCCTCCAAATAGATTGTTGGATAGTCAGGATTTAAAACAACAGCTCGCACCGCTTCAAACCATTCATCAACATTATTGCCAACAATTGCAAAAACTCTGTTACATTTTTCATCAATTATTAATGCTTTCATTATGCTGCACCGCCTTGCATGAAAAGTTTTGCCTGTTCTTTATCCATGTTAGCACTATATCCTAAATTAGTTAGAACTTCATGGATTTTCAAACGTCCTTTTTGCGTCCAACGTGTCTGCATAACAACTTTTTTACTGCCATCTTTGCGTGTAACTTCAATCGTTTCAGATTTTGTATATCCTTTGTTCATATGCTTTTTGAACAATATCCATTGCCCACTCACATTACGAATTATACGCTGCACATTAAGGATTTTATTCAAGCATTTTGCGCTCATACCATAGTCAGCAGCAATTTGAGTAATTGTCAAAGTATCCTCACTTGCAAGAATGGTATCAACGTATTCTTTAATAGGCTTAAATTCAGCAATAACCTGCTTTTGCATAGTATTTTCAAGACTTAGAGTTTCAATTTTACTATTAGCCAAAATCAAAGCTCGTGCCATAACCTTTTCAGGGCTGTTCCATTCACGTTCTACTTCCAAAAAGTATTGGCGTGCCTGCTTTCCTTTTTCATTTCTGGCAAGCATACAAAGCTCTTTTGCCATGTCCAGTTTCATGATGTGGTTAATTTGATTTTGTTTTCCACCATTTGAGTTAGGGACAAAAATGTCCGTCACTAAATAATCATGATTTTCTTCAAATCCATATTCACACATCCGATTAAACCATTTGGTATACGGCGTTTCAATTTCTAAAAACATATGCAACTGGCGACCACTTATAACTTGTTCTTGATTTTTGTTTACTTCAACTTTTAATAATTCGTTCATAAGAACACCTCCAAATTTACTTGAAAGATGTTCCCCCCCATGTTACAATATTCCATGGAAGGAAACTTCTGCTAAAAGCAGCTCATGTTACTCTTGGTGGAGAGTGGGCTGCTTTTTCATTTGTTTTTTAGAGCGTTTATACCATCCCTAATTCCATCAGCCCTACTTTTATTAGTCCTTCTACAATAATCATCTAGGATGAACATTGTTTCATCACTAACTTTTACGGTAAGTTTATTAGGCTTCGGATCATTGGTTGGTCGCCCTACTTTATTGACCATTTTTTCACCCCGCTTTCGGTCGACTTAATTGTATAATATAGTCGACTTAAAGTCAAGGTTTTTTCTATCCACCAATAGAAAAAATCACTCAACAATTCACTAATATTTCACAAAGAATATATTTCTCTTAATATCTATGTTATAATAATATATACAATTAGCATTTAAGGAGTGTTTACAAATGAGTACAGCTAATATTTTATTGAAACAGCAACTAACCCCACAACAAATGGTTCTTTTGCAATCAGAATTCAATAACAAAAAGAAATCAAAAGGAATCGCCTATGCACTTTGGTTTTTCTTAGGAATCTTAGGAGCGCACAGATTTTATTCTCGCGACATCAAAAGAGCTTTGTGCATGTTCTTCACATTAGGAGGCCTAGTTATTTGGGCATTTATTGACGTCTTCTTCATTGGTTCTCGTATCGAAGAATTAAATGATGAAATAGAAGCAGAATTAATTCAAAACATCCAAATCTTAACCAAACAAGAACAATAAAATTTCACTCGACATTATAATTAATATTGCAATAACCGCTTCATTTTTGAAGCGGTTATTTTTTATTTACTCCTTATTTAACACTTTCAAAATCGAATGTATAAGGAATCGGCGCAAAAACCTGCTGTGCATCTGCCAAAAGCTTGCCTGTCTTTAATACACCGTTGCTGTAAGTAAGCGTTTTACCAAGTGCCGGAATAGACATCAGCAATGTAAGCCAGTAAATCTTTTTCCCTGAACGTGTCGCCCTGGCTAAAGTATCAAGATATTCGACGCTAGGGCTGGACGGTTCAAGTGTAATAGTCAAAGTTTTTACTCCGTCTACATAACCGGCAACCATTTGACCGTCGACGCCTTTTCGTGTTTCTGCAAAGGTTTCATCTGCCTGTGAAATCATAGCATCAGTAGAAAATTGTTCTAAAATGATACCCTGCGGAAATAAATCTTCGCATTGTAATACAATTGTCGCATCAGCGGATGTAATGTTTCTATTTTCCATGTTGTCAACTCCTTAATTTTAATAAAAAATATTTAACCCTTCTTGTTTTATACGTGTACACGTGTTATAATATGCATGTGAGGAGGTCAGCTAATGGTCACAATGAAAGATAAAGATCTGCTAAAATTACTAATAAAAAATGGTTGGGAATTAGATGGCATAAAAGGCAGCCATCACCGACTAAAGAAAGATGGTAAATTAGAGGTTATACCAGTTCATGGAAAAGACATGAAACTCGGACTATTAAAAAAGATTTTAAAAAGAACAGGGCTTGAATAAAGCCCCGTTCTACATATTATAAAAGGAGTAAATATTATGTTACTTATTTATCCAGCAATTATACACGATGACAAAGACGGTTTATGGGCAGAATTTCCAGATTTAGTTGGATGCTCCACACAAGGGGACAACCAACAAGAAATTCTTGCAAACGCTGCTGAAGCAGTGGAGTGTTATATCTTAGGTATTTTGGAAGCAGGGGAAAAACTTCCTCAAGCAACCTCTCCTAAGAATATTATTCTCGAAGAAGAAAATACATATATATCTTTAATTCAGGCAAATATAGATTTAGCGAAAAATACTAAATCTGTCAAAAAAACTTTGACCATCCCAGCTTGGCTTAATCAAAAAGCATTAGACGAAAATATAAACTTCTCTAATGTTTTGCAAAAAGCCCTGATTAAAGAATTAAAAATCGGATAAAAAAGATCCCTCAATTACGAGGGATCTTCTTATTTATAATACTGCTGTAGCTGGCAATTCTACCTTATGAACACTGCCGCCATATGTATACCACAGTCCCATAACAGGACTTTCGCGGTTAGCACGAACAACTGCCCCCGGGTCTGTTATCTGTAGATAGTAGCCGTTAGTAAATATCTCACTGGATACATCCTGGCCGATTTCGGTAATCAGCTCAGCTTTCTGCGCTTCAGATAAAGTCACCCCAGTATCAATAACGCCATTATTCAGTGCTCTGTTGATTGGATCACTGCACCACGCTCTGATAATGGCATAGCCACGTTCTACGTATGGTACACGTCCCGTTTGATTCAAGCCGTTCATAATAGCTACCTGCAAAGCGTTACGCAGCCAGATATTACCGACATATGCATCAGCATAACCAAAGTTACCGCCAATCATCTTGCCCTGATAATATTGGATAAAGTCATCATTACGTGTAGCCCAACGTCCGTAATAGTTACAATTCATAGCTACCAGATTTTCAGCAGTGGTTTCATCTGTCACGGATGCAGCTAACCCTGTTTGTGTTTTGAAAGCATAAGTTACAAGGCCGTCTACCCTGTTCCAATCAATGCACGCGCCAATAGAAAGGACCAGTAAAGCATCTTCTAACCCACCAAAGGTTAAGATAGTCCCTTCAGGATTTGCCGCAATTAAAGTATTAGGCAAATTAGAAGTATTACTGGGCAGCGTATCTGCAGGGTTTTGTGTCCAAGGGCAATACATATAAGAAACTTTCTGCAGGTTAGTCCATTCGGCCAAAGCAACAACAGTTGCATCATCTACTGCATCCAACGTGGTAAAACTTACCCAGTTTTGGTTTTGATCGATAATGCTGTCCATATTTTGACTCGGGGTAAGTTCAGCAGAGCCGGCAGATACCAAAGCTCCGGTATCTGTAGTAAGACCTAAAGCCTGTGCCGGAGTATAACCTCCAACCGCGGTGCCACCAGAAGCAACCGAAACTGCCGATGCAACACCGGTCGTAGCCGATGTAACAATAAAGCTGCCTAAATTACTGTTATAGTTTACTGTAGTCCCCGTAAGTTTTGCCTGCAACGCTGCGGCCACATCGCTTTGAGTATTGGCGCTGCTAAAATCCAGACCGGTCACACTTTTTTCAGTACCGTCGATACTGATAGTCAAACCACCGTCTGTAATGGTTTTCAGCGTTTCCAGATTTTGCGCTGTGCCACCGATCAAACTACCGGCTACTGCTTCAGTTAGCAAACGGGCAAAACGCAGACGGCGCGGTTTCCTAAAGCTATTATCATAACCTAAAAAATATTTTGTTGCAGCCAGATATTCAGCACTGTCAAGTCCAAAATAACTTCCTACAGCTGCTTTAGATGTAAAAGCCATTGTTCCGGGCACGATGCACAAAGGATTTGTTGTTAAAATAAGCCCTGTAATTTCCAAATCATTACCGCCGGCATTAATAACCCGCGGCGTTACATTTACAATTTGTGATGCAGGAATTGCCATAAGATCACTCCTTTTTTGGTTTATGGTGAGCGTCGATATTTTCGACCAGGTTGATCTCAACCTTTTCTGCATACTCCTGGCTAGTGCTAACGCTTTCCCATTGTGTCAGGTGCAGCGTCACACGATAGCGGTGTATGTATTGGTCACTTAAATCGACAAAAGGTAAATAAGCCATATCGTCAGCGTAATTAAAGCCGATAGCATAGCCTTTGAAAAAATCAACTGCAATATAATCGCGTCCCAGAGTAGCCAATGCTGAGGCTCTTTTGTGTGCCGTCATCTGATCATCACAGACAAAGTCAATGTCAATCGTGTATTCATACATGGCCTTTGTCGTATAGATATTGTCGGCAGCCTGCGCATCGTCGCCGATATTAGTACCTACACGCGAAGTATCAGACACAGAAATTACCGTATAATCCTGAACATCCGGCAGACTGGCCCTGTTAAAATAACCTCGGTAAATATTGTCCTGTACCACACCAGGCGCGAATTTCAAAATAAAATCGTTTACTGCCTCAAACATTTGTATCACCCTTGCTCCAGTCGCTGGCGCTAAAATCCGGTGCCGTGACTTGCTGACTGATGCCTGCATTAGCCCAGCCGTCACGTGTCCAATCCTCAATAACAGACGTTATCAGCCACCAAGTACCATCAATCCGTTTAATAAAATCACCACTGCGTAAAAGTGGCTGACGTTGTCCTGCTGAAATCGGCATCATCATATCCGAATATAAAAAAATCTGCTCACTGGCTTTGGTATCGCCCACACGTTCAAGATGCTGCAGCGCCTGTGTATCCAGCGGCTGAAAATTTACCTTAACGGATTGCGGCTCACTATATTTGCTTTTGACTATGCCTTTGACGTTGACCTGTCCGATAGATTGATAAAGAGTACATTCTTCATCAGGATGCACAGCAGTAATAACGCCCCGCACGACCTTATGCAAGTTTAAACCTATCATGCCTTCACCTCATAACTGACAGCGCCAATCATTTGACCTGTATCGATCAATACTGTTTCAGGATTTATCGCCTGCAGATTCTTACCGGTGCGGGCACGCCGTTCTTTAGCTTTTTCTGTAGATTCTTTATTACCACCAGGCGGCCACGCCTTAATCGTCTTTTTAACATCGCCTACAGCTACAACAGCGGCACGTTCATAAGCCAGCTTGACACCTGACCTTGACATACCTGCCATTTTGATATTTTTTTTGATACCAAGTACCCATTTCTTAATATTCTTGCGTGCAGTGCGCTTCATAAAAGGCCGACGCGGATTATGTCCGCCGTATTCGTTAAGATAGGCCACATAAGCCACTGATGTTCCATTTGGGTAAGTAGCCCTATCAAAAAAGCCTACCTTTGCCTGCGCCTTGATCGCCGCTATTTCCCGCAGTTTTTGCTGCAACTTTTCGCCACCGGTTATTTTTTTAACATGGATGCCAGGCATTATAGCGCACCCCCAGACGATATTTAGCAGTAGCCGCCCAGTAAATTGCTCCGCACTGCGTCTGTTGATACCAGTTAGCATTATTGAACGGCGTTACCGACACATTGACTTTTCCCTCTGCTGCACTTGTTATTGTTCCTACCAGCGTGTCACCTCGCTCTTTCAGCGTTGCAATATGGCAGGTCAGGATATAAAGCAGCGTTTCGCGTTCAGCAAGGTCCGTAACCAGCGATTTAGGCGTGTTATTCAAAAGCAGAGTTGCCGCATTAAAATAATTAGTTAAGATAACATCGGACACCGCAGCAAATTGCGGATACAGTTCCTTGAATTTGGCAGGATCAAATATTACTACTCCGTCCATGATTAGCCATTATAGGGACGGCTGTTTGCTTTTTTGGTATCGGCAGGCTCAAAACCATGTCGCAATTCAGCGCGTTCTTTAGCAGCAGCTCTGGCTTTGGCTGCCGTAGTAGCAAAAAACAATCCTTTTTTAATAAACTCATCGTCAGGACGATGTTTTAAAATCCATTCCCAGGCATCTTTGGGCACGCCTGTAGTCACACCATAGCCACCGATAGGGATAATGCCTTTTTCTTTGCCGCGCAGGTTTGTGGCATTACCTTTGATAACTATAGCTACTTGACGTCCGGAATTATCTGGAACCATAAATTTCAAGTCGCGCGGGTAGTTAGAGCAGACGGTTACAGTTTCACCGCTAGTCTGCATCGGTGCTTCTTCGACAGTTTCTTCTGTTTCGCCACCGATTACTTCGCCGTCAACAACTTCGTCAGCAGTAGCCGTCGAAGTCACTTTTTCCGCTTCTTGTGCCGTTTCTGTAGTTTTGTTTTCAACTTCGTCAGTAGTAGGTTTAGGTGTTCTTTTAGTTGCCATATTATCGCTCCTTTAAATAAAAAAGGCACCTGTGTTTCACAGATGCCTTAATTTTAAGTTTATACGCCTGCCATGCTGGCGATCGCAAACGGACGATAGATAATCGCGCCATAAGTACCGAATGCAAATTTCTGCTCCCAGCTGGAAGTATTTGGGATAAGCTGGAATGCACGCATTTTTTCGCTATACCCCAGTTGTGCAGTCGGTAAGCCCTGTACAGTCCTAGCAATCAGCATAACACTGTTACCGCTGGTTGCTGCCAATTCAGGCAAAGTTACAAAGCTGATATTGTCAAAATACTTAGTAAGCATATCTTTGACGCTAACGTTGAAATCAGTAGCTTTGCCCAGCATAACATTGACAGCAGGCGGGACTGCAAGCACAAGGTCGGACTTTTCGTCGATATTGCCATTAGAGTTCTCAAACAGTTCTGCTGCCAAAAGCAAGATATCATTATAAATCTGTTGAGTGGTTTTATCTGTCCATTTAGTCTTGTCTGTATCAACTACGGACGGTGTCAGTGCAGCAGGCAAATTTGGGTCATTGAGTAACCCATAAATTTCTTTACCTTTCACGCCATACAAATAAAATTTATTCTGTTCCTTGTTAATGATTGTAGCGGCGCTACGCTGTTTTTCAGATGCCAGATTGATCATGGCCCGGCCAGACACTGCCATTTCTAACTCACCATACCGGATATGGGTTTGAGCCAGATAATTTTGACGTGTCGGATAGGTAACATTAACGTCAGCCGTAGCACCGTTGCCGTAGTCGGTGTATTCAGTGCTTTCACCGGTAGCCTCAACAGCCTTGAAGATAGCGTTGCTGTCAGTCCAGTCGCCTTTCTTCGTTTCGCCAAAGATCTCGCGGGCGTTAGTTGGTGCTGTAAGAATTTCCACTACAGCAGGATCAATCCATGTAGTCATTACAGCTGGTACACCGCTGTTAGGAGCAGTAATCATTGCAGCACTATCCTGTAAAATACGCTGCATATTTTTTTCAGTAATAAAGCCTTGAGCGCGATCAAAGACAAATCCCTTTTCGCGCATCAAGCGCATTGCATCTCTTTCAGTAAGCATTATTTATGTCCCCCCTTATGCGCCAGCTGCCGGAATAACCGGAGTAGCTCCGTAGTTCGTAATAATCGCGATGCCACCAGCTTCTGCACCAGTAGCAAATGCCCAGTCGGTTTCAACCGAGCCGGACACAGTAGCACCGGCAGCGCCACCCGATACAGCGCCTGTAGTTAAATTTGCAAACACCTTCTGCCCTTTGGTTACTGCAGCCTTCGGTTGAACATAGAAGTCCCCTTCGACCATAATGCATGGAGTACAACCTTCAGGCACAAAGTTCTGCGCAGGATCAAAGGATGCGATAGGATAAATCACATCGCGACAGACGAAGCCTAAAGGCTTGCCGGTACCGCTGGGCAAAACTTCGCCCTCATTGCTCGGGTCATCCCAGCAGAAGCCACCGATAGGTACATCGGCGCCTGCAATACGGCCGAGCGATGTAGATACGATAGGATTGACAGATGCAAACGCACCCGGTACGCCCACCGCAGGATAAATATTTACTTTAGTTTGAAAATCAGCCATTATTTTAATCCTCCTCTACTGGATTTTTTCAAGACGTTCAAAAGCTTTCATGCTTCCTTCGTCTAAAGTACTACGACGTCCAAAAGCACTGTCGTTAGCGATAGGATAAGCAACTTTAGCATCAAGCAAAATATCAACCATACCTGCATAAGCAGCTTTGCTATAGTTGGCAGGATCTTTGCCTGCTTGACGCAAAGCGAATGCATAAATATCCTCGGCACTGTCAAAAGCCATAGGGTCCTGAATAGTGCCAACAATAGGTCTTACTTTGGCTGCAGCGTTGTTTAACGCACGCAAGCTACCACGCATCTCTTTAGCAACCTGAGCTTTAACTTTAGCGATAGTATCCTCGCCTAGAGCACGTTTTTCTCCCTCACGTTCGTGGTCACGGTCAATACGTGTAGGATCAGCCTTTTCACGTTTTTCACCATATTTGACGCCCATTTCAAAGGCTGCTTTAAAAGCAGGGTCCTTCATTTTTTCGTCAAGTTCATCATCTTCAACTTTGACATCTTCGTCCAAGACTTTTTTCATTCCCTCAGATTCATGTTCACTGTCAAGTTTCCGACGCTCTGCCGGATCTTTTTCCAGTTTTTCACCGTACTTGACGCCTTCCTCAAAGTCGTCATCCTCTAAGGTTTTTTCAATATCCTCATCGGCAACGTCTGCTCCTTTAAGTTTGGTCAGGATACCTCGGTAAGCTTCCTTGCTTTCATCATCCAAACCTGGCATAAACTTAGTTATGATTTCGTCAACGGTAGCATTAGCATCAATATCAAGACCTACTTCACGCGGGTCATAGCCCTCAACTTGTGCCTCAATAACGTTGACCGCTTTTAAAAAGCCGGCGCTGGTAACTTCGGACGCTTCGATGCCTAAATTAGCATCTTCAGCCAAACCATAGCGACGGCGTTTAAAAGCTAAAATTCTTTGTCTTTTTGTCATTTGTTTGGTCCCCCTTTGTTTAATATTTAAATGTGGCATACTGTCTGCAACGGCTACATCAGCCCCTGCACGACCTTCTGCCACAAGCGCGACATGGTTTCCCGATATTTCACGCATAATAAAGTCATAATGTACCTTGTCACCATTACCTACGTCATATTCTCCGGCTGTAAAGTCTGGCGTAAATCTGTAAGCGCAGGAAATTTCTCTCGCTGTGCCATCCTCAATAGCAGCAATAGCTTCAGCATCAGTAACGCTCATACTGTTTTTAAGATACGGTGCTTCAAACACTGCGTCTGTCCCTGTACTACCGACTGTGTAATCCTTCTGTGGATTATCTGCGCTGATAGTATGGTGATCTAAAAGCAGCGGCAGCCCGTTAAAAGTCGAAGCTGCTTTTTCCAGTTCTTCAGGATCACGCAGCCCATAATAAATGCGGTCCGGATCAAGACCTTCTTCTTCCCAGCCAGGCAGTTCACGACCAAGGTAAGGATTGACACAGGCCTTACTGATAGGCGTCAGCGCAACATGTAAATAACCGTTGTCGTCAATGTGGCGCACACTCAACTGAGCATCAAAAGCAATTTTATTTTTATCTCGATTCATTTTGGTTTCACCCCCTCTCTCTAAAAGTGGGCATAAAAAAGACGCCTACTTTTGTAGACGTCTGAGTTATTTAATCATTCATCAAATCCGGGCATTAAAACCTCAAATTGGCAGTTACAATATATAAGCTCACCCGGTTTGACATTTCGGTGTACATCTTTATCGTACAACCCATCTGACAAAGGAAATACTTTCCCATTCATTTCAACATGAGTTTTACGACTGCTATATTTACCTGGCACGTGTATCCAACGACCTTTAGTTGCACCTAACGCCTGTGCATTGGCAGTTGCCAGTTGCTGTGTAGCCTTATTGGTTTGGTCACGTGCTATCAGTGCAGCTCTGTGTAAAGCTCTACGTTCAATCTGTTTAGTTTCGTTTTGCATTTTTTCAACTAATTGTTTTTTGATTATAGGCTTTAATGCAGTTGTTATACTTTGCATATCGTGGCCTTTAATAAATGAAGTTGACACAACTTTTTGTATCCCTCTCAAATACTGCTGCGGTATGGATTTAATCATTCCAACATTTTCAGCAACAATCTCACTGATGAGTTGTTTCTGCGCTGCTGTGTAAGAAGGAGTTATCGTCATACCCACTTCCTTTAGCTTGCGCTGGATCTGCGCCATAGTTCGCTTATCGGTTTTATCTGCAAACCACTTAGCCAGTTCGCGGGCCTTTACATCAAATTCACGGTACCACTTTTGGCGAAGCGCCTTCATTATCTGGACCCATCTTACAGAAGCAGCATCAGTAACAAGTTCGTTGTTATAATATTGAGTTATTTCCTGCTCAACACCTTTTTGCATCTTAGCAATAAGTTCCTCTAACACTCGCCTGTATTGCAGTTCCCAAGCTATACTTGGGCGACTGCGACCAAAAGTTTGCTGTTTCATATATTGCTCCTATATTGGTAATATGATATAATGTATTTACCAAATAGATTGTCGACAGCAGAAAGTCGCCTTAGCTGCTAACGAATGATGGGAACTGGGTGTCAATCCCAGACGGCGTCCATCCGACAATCTATTTTATTTTTTTGTTCTTCTCTTGAATGCAGTTAGAAGAAATGTAAAATTATTTTCATGCAGTTCTGGTGAAACAACAGCAACTTTTCCGTCTTTCGACAGCTCAAAAGTTCCTCGATCATTTTTTCCCAATGCACCTGTTTCAATAACATTACCAAGTTCAGAGAAAAATTTATCAAGTTTCTCTTGTGTAAACCCCTGTTTAGTACGTTGTGTAATTATATGTTTTAGCCCCGCTTTATCGTCACCCCATAATACACTTATGCCGCCTATATCCTCACGGGTAAAGGCGTTTTTTATATGTCCGTTTTTCTCTTGAAGCAACTTATCTATAGCCTTTTGACCTGTGTAGCCTTTATACTCCTTGCCCATCAATTCCTTCGCCGATTTTGTCAACTCATTGCCACTTTCACTTGAACCGCCGCCAGATGTAAATTTTCCATCTGCATCTCGCTTGTGATCGCTTTCGTTAAAATTGGCATCTATTGTCACTTCTTTCCGTTCAATATCAGGGCTATCGAGCGGATCAAGAGACAGGTCAAAAGGTTCTAAAGGGTCAGTACTCGGAGCAACAGGGTCATAAGGTTCTAAATTATTAAAACCGCTGTCCGGATCATTAATCAACTGTTCGCGTACTTCTTCCGGAGCTACGACCCCAGCATCCATAAGCATTACATTAGTTTCAGCTTTAGTCTTATTATTGGTAATTTTAAGCGCTTCATCATCTTCTGATAATGGTGCAAATTTAAACTCTATTGCCGGATCAATTTCGCCAAACGCATTAAGCTGTAAAAGTTTGCATAACCTTGTCATAGGTTCGCCAAACATTTTCTGCTGCAGACTTTCGATATTATCATAGTGATTACGCAGGTCAGAGTCGCCGGTATTAAAACCTGCCGGTGAAAGTCCCCACATCTTCGTTACAGGCTCGTTAAACATCGCCGCAACATATTCCATTGCCTGCCTTACCAAATCAGTTACACCAGCCAAAGACGTGGTCATAACGACCAAATCTTCTTTTTCTTTGTCGATCGTAGCACAGCCGTCATTACTCCGGTTCTGGACAAAATACTGTATGCGCTGCTGCAGTGTCGTATCCATACCACCACTTAATATTTCAGTCATATCAGTTTTAAAAACAGTAAGCGAATATTTTTCAAGCAACCGATTTGCCGACTCTCGACAACCAGTAAAATGACTTACTGCATCCAATACCTTTTGCGCTAATGATAAGCCAAAAAAATTATAAGCCGGCCGCAGAATAGTTGGCAGTGCATTTTCTGCGAAGTACAGCATCCTTGAAGCATGTACTGGTATCCCCTGCACATACCATAGTGTAGGCTTAAAATAATCATCTGCCATCGGGTTAACCGAATTATAATAACCAGGGCTTACTACATATGGCTCAATAAGTTTTACACCTTTAAACCCGCCTTGTTTGATAGTTTCCTGCGATAAAATCAGAGGATCAGCCCATCTATCCTGCGCCTCTCCAGTATCAATAAAGCCTAGCGTGCCGCCATAATACCCACAATAGCTAGAAGCTTTATTAAATATCGCAGGCAATTTATATTTCACAGCATCTTCGTTAAGTTTTTTGACTTTATCATCATTATCGTCAGCATCAGTGTCATCGTTATCACCAGTCCTGACAAACTCGCCCCATTTACGAGTCATTTCGTCAGACCGCATTTCAACGCCGGCGCGAACAATCCCAACTTGCGCAAGACCTGTTAAAACACCATAACCTACAAACATCGGGATACCTTCTGCGGCAAGCCCCTTGATGCTATGCTCTAAAAGTGACGATACCGGAGCAAAGCAACTATCTAAAATAACTTGCTGTTCTTCCGGCACACCCCCCAAAGTATAGGGCAGGTTAAAATCATCCGGACACAACATTTTAGGAGCAGTATCCGCAACTATCATGTTATTTATTTTCATTTTTAACGGTTTTGAATGCGGTTTCGTTCTCATTTTTACCTCCGTAATATCCGAGGATTAATAATTATTTTTCTATGTTGCTGCAAGTCTCTAAGTGCTTGCGTCGTAGCATCGACCTGATCATCATGGGCAACTATCGGAAATTGCGATAATTCCAACTCATAATCTTTGACCCATGAAGCAATCTCTGGTGCAGGTATATAAACGTTACCAGCTTCAAACATCGGTGTTACCGCATACGCTCTCGCAACCTTACTGCCGTCTGGCTCAATCGGTATAATGCCTTGCAAAGAGTGTTTTAAAACGTCAATTACCGCAGGTCCATTTGCTTTATCCTCAACGAGTTTGCGCAGTGCCTTTGGATATTTATTGCTCAACTCCAAAAAGGCATCTATGGTTTCCGTGAAACTCATGCGGCCACGTTTTTGGTCAATCAGATAACAGTCTGCTCCTTTGCGCCCCCAAACTTGACCGACAACAAAGTCGCTTGTACTGGTATCTTTAAATGTCATATCCCATGAAATAACAATAGTATCAAAACTGTCAGGCAGCTTCGTATAATATTTTAACCATTCTTTTTTTATAATCGTGCCACCATCAATAGTTGGTCTTTGCTGATATAACGCTTCCCAATCACGACTGCCGACTGCCGCTTTGATTTTCAGCAATTGTTCAAGAGAATATCTCTCTGGATGCAGTGCTTCACCAGTCTTGCGGTATAGTTCGTCACTTGTAGCAATAGCAGGGTATTCAACCACTTCCCACTGATCACCATCATTTTTAGACGCATTAGCAAGAAGTCGGCCACATAAATCGTCAGTATGCCAGCGGGTCATAATTATCAATATCCCGCCGCCCGGCGCAAGCCTTGTGTAAAGCGTCGATGTATACCAGTCATATATCTTTTGTCTAATAGTAGGGCTGTCGGCCTCTGCTCTATCTTTAAGCGGATCGTCAACAATAAGAATATTGCCACCCATGCCGGTAATACCACCACCTACACCGGCGCTTCTATATGTGCCAGCATGTCCAACTATTTCAAAAATATCAGAATTTCTTAAATATGCACCATTACCAACTGTACGAATATTTTTCCCGAACAAATTTGTATTTGGGAATACATTATGATATTCCTCGCTATCCATAACACGTTGAACATCACGGTTATTGCAACTTGATAAATCAGCTGCATATGAAGTTCCTATAATTGACATATCGGGATATTTACCAAAAGTGTATGCAGGAAATCTACGTGATATAATTTCAGATTTACCGGAACGAGGCGGGGCCATAATCATAAGTCTCGGGCTTTTTTTATTTTTTACATCCTCTAGAAACTGATCTAACTTTTGACATATTTCTTCATGTACCCACCCCATCTGATAACCCGGATATGTATATAATGTAAAGCCGGCTAATGTCTGACGGGCCAGCTCTCGACGTATGCCCTCTTGCAAAACATCTTTGCTAATCGTTAGGTTCATTTTTAAACGCCTCACGAGTTAAAGCCATCAGTTCTTCTTTACTAAGCTTAGATAAATCCACAGAAGGAATTTGCTCGACCTGTATGGCCTTCCCGTCTTTACCAGTTAGTACCGTTTCACGTTGGTCCCGCCATCTTTCCGGCACTCTATTTTTAAGCCAGTAAATTTGGGCTGTGACATCCGGAACAACTTCTTTCTCTATTTCCTTCGTAGTAACCATTTCACCGGTTATTTTATCGCGTTCTTTAATTACTTCAGTATACTTATATCCTACTGCTCTTTTATACAGCTGGTTTTCAACATGTCTGTCAGGAACTGCCTTGCACTCTTTTAAGGCGTCCGCTATGTCCTGAAAGCGATTCTCCCATACAGCTAAGGTAGAACGCGATATCCCTATGTTCTCTGCTATTTGTTCATTAGTTAAACCATCTTTTGCCCACCCTCTGATAAGAAGTAAGCCGTCAGGCTTTAACCAATCTTCAAATTTTCCTTTTGCCATTTGCTTATCTCCTTTCTGAAAGTTGGCAATAAAAAAAGCAATGTGAATAATTTGCACATTGCTTTAGTTCGTATTAAATTAAAAGTACGATACAATCTTGTCTGTTATTATAATCGTCAAAAAAAAGATAGTTACAAAATCGAACCAAAAGCCACTAAGATGCTTAATGAACACTAAAATCATAAAGATAAGGACTAATAAACTTATTACTAGTATTAAACTTCCCAACAGCTTTAGTAACGACATGGTAATACCTCTCTAATAATGCGATCTAGTCACATTGCTCAAGACCATCAGGCATCCTTCGCATATAAGCTATACCTTTATTTAATAAGCGTATTTCGCTAACACCTTTAAAAATTCATAAAATTTAAAGGTATTATTGCCGCTGTATTACCCCAACGGCAGGGCAATGTCCAAGCGCTAAGCTTGAACGTTTCACCTTTGCAGGTTATCCCGTTACTAGGCTTCCCTGCGATGTTTTGATACTACCAGTGCGGCCGCTGCAAGCCGCACGGTAGGTGCTATGGGTAGTTATCCGCATCATTCATACGATAAATTGCAGCTATCATATGCCATCATACGGCGAACGCCATAGCCGATATATTAGCATACGGTTTGCCACTTGCTCGGATAGTGAGCGGGTTACTGCGTATACGTTATATCAAATTGAAGATTACACTACTCTCAAAACTACTCTCAAACTATGCGTTATATCAAAATAAGCTATTTTTGATAAATGGCTTTTCCCTACTTATCAAAATCCATACTTTTTGATAAATCATTTTAAAGCCTGTAGCCGCAGCTTTGGGCCCCAACTACTCACCCACAGGCTTTCGTTTTATTAATAAGACAGAAGCTTACACTGATAATATAACATATAAAAAGTAAAAAAAGGTTCAGAACTTTTTACTTCTTGTTTATTATTAATTCATAACCTAATACATTCAACAACTGTTCAGCTTCGCAAAGTTTTAGTCCTCTACGCATCTTATCACAAAAGGCGCTTTCGCTAGCAGACCATCCATAACGACTATGCATAAGTTGTACAATGTCTTTCTGTCGTAAATTCGAAGGATAAAGATCTTTAATTATTTTTTCAAATTTAATATCAGCTTTATACTTTTCTTCGCCTTTAAAACAACCTATCCGTGGGGGAGAAGGAGGCTTTTTAGGTTCATTCTTGTATATATAAGACATCCTTAAACCTCCATTTCATTCTGTAACAGTAGTTGGATCAATAATACCTTCTCCTACAGCTAACATTACAGCCATCATAGCAATATCATCACGCCACGAATAATACGTATTTTTACTACTGATTCTCATTTCTCCCATAGTAAACTCAGGCGTTTCGTGTTTTATATACCTGCGTTTAGCTAATTCGCCAGTCAAAGAATTATTATATATACCAAAGCAATACTCTATAATCGATATCCATTTTTCAGGATTATAAAACTTAATATCCCATAGACCATCTTTTATAGTCACATAATGAAGCGGAGCTATATGCTTTAGTGCCGCTATAGCCGTGGGGTCTGATACTCGACTATGTCCATTATCTCCGCCGGTAAAACCACCTTTAGAATCCTGTTCAGCTCGTGCATCAATAATGGCATCTTTTATTTTTTGGTAATTGAAAAATTTGTTTTCTACAGACTTTAAGGTTTTCTTGCCAAGTATCATTATCATTTTACCCCCTATATCTACCGATGTATGAATATAGCGTATTTTTTCTCACATTCAGCTTTTGAGCAATCGCCGGAACATCCCACCCAGCAAACCCCATTTCAAAAATTGTTGTATGCATATCGCTCCAGTCAAATGCTTTAGACGATGCCGAATTTCCAAGCGGTTGAAATATCGGAATCCCACCGTGTTTATCCATGATATCCCTAAATACTACTTTCATAGTTTTGTGCGGCTTGTAGTACTCTTTTCCCGTATCTGTTTCTTTCCCTGCCCTAGCTTCCTCACGCCTACGTTGCTGCTCTTGTAAATGAGCTAAACGTGGATCTGTCGATGTTAGCGGATTTGCTGCACCTTTATACTCTTGTACTGGTGTATGTTCTCCTCTAATACAAGGATTTAAGCCTATAAACGCACAATAATATCTGTCCCCACAACTTTTTAGCCTATAACATTTTTCACAATCTATCACGTTTTCAGCTCCTTCTACCGCATTATCATAGTCCATACTATATATTGTCCTATCTCACTACCCACACCTATTGCTATACCCGTTATAACGCCTATTGCTATACCAATTACTAACGCTGTATTTGATTTCATTAGAATGGGATATCCTCATCGAACGGCACCGCATGCCCGAACTGCTCAAACTCGCTTTTATCGCCGCTTGTACCGCCTTTATCAGATTTTCGCTCTACAAACTCCACACCATTTGCGATTATTTCAGACACCCAACGTTTGCTACCGTCTTTGGCTTCGTAACTACGTATCTGAAGCCGTCCATCTACAAGTAGTCTATGCCCCTTTTGACAGCCGTTACCCACTAATTCAGCAGCTTTACCCCAAACAACAACTGGGATAAAATCGGTTTCTTTGTTGCCATTAGCATCTTTAAAAGGTCTGTCTACCGCTAAAGTAAACTGAGTTACTACTTTCCCTGTTTGTGTATATTTTACTTCTGGGTCTTTGGTTAAGCGGCCCATTAAAATAACTTTATTCATTACTATAGCCTCCCAATCTTTTTATCTGATAGATTCATTGTAAAAATACTAAACCTTCTTAAAGCTAATATAAACAAAAACGTTAATATCCAATGTTCATATACAAATTCAAATATCCATTTTATTAGATCAGGATAATTCATGTCTTCACTCCTTAATCATTACATATAGCTTGACCGTCCATAATAGCCCCGCAATTATAACAATAATGCTGTTCAGTAATATCCAACCCGCCGCCAAATACATCTGTTGCGGCATATGAGTTGCAATTAGAACAGTAGTAAGCACCGCCCCCTTCCCAACGTCCGTGCTTACGTTCCTCTACTGTAGGGGCTTCGTCTATAAGCCGTCCACATCTATCGCAGTAGTTATTGTCGTGGTATTGTACTAAATGACAGTGTTTACACACTCTAGGCAAACACGCTTCCGTACTCTTAATAACATGTATAGCATGATATACCCCACTCACATATCCCTGCCCAAACTCCCCTTTACTTAAATCTTTATCTTCGGCTTGTGCTATTTTTCTTAGTACGTATGTTATCCATTCAGCATCTATCAATCTCATAATCTATTCACCGTCCTTTATTAGCTCAGGATTATCGTAGATATTTCCTATAACTTCTATGTCTTGTGTTGAATCTAAAACGTTACAATCAATACCATTCACTCCATTAACTGTACTTTTTAAAATAAAACTTTTTACTGCGTGGTTCCAATACACAATAAAGAAAAAGGTCTTAGAATTACAAATACTAACAATATCGCCTTCAAATATCTTGTTGCCGTTCTTATCACCAAACCCAGTACACTGACCAACAGTTTCAGGGTCAACTTCATGCATAACCGCTTCTGAAAAATCACCAAACTGATAATTTGAATAACTAATAATAAACGCTTTTTCTTTTAAAGGATCGTCCTGTTGTTGTACAAGTGCCCCATATACCCACCTTTTAGTGATACTGTCTTTACCTCTAAATAATATTTCACGCATTTTTCTTCACCTTCTTGTGCCAAAATATCCAAAAACAGCTATAAAAACTACGGTCAATATAGCCATTAATACCATTGATAAATTCGGTCCTATTTCATACATTTTTTATGCCGCCTTGTCTGTAAACACATATTCTATGATTGGTCATTTCAACCATCCTACGAGAAATTTTATTCCAAATAATATAAGTGTTATAGCCCCTGTAGTGTAAGTAATGACATATAAGCGGCTATGTCTGTCACTGCTGTCAGTCAGAAGTACCAATATAGACCAAAGAGCTGACGCTATAGTCACAGTAATAGATGCTGTAACGACACAATTCATTAGTAAATAAATAACATCCATGATATTCATTGTTCTTTACACTCCTTGATCTCAATTAATGGGCAATATGTATGTCTACCGCTTTCTAAAACCTTAAAATTCTCTCGTACGCCCTCGATATCTATACAAAGAATATTAGGCACTAATGCTTTGCCATCAACTTGACAATACTGCCCACTTTCATCTATAAAAGGACACTTTAAGCAATTCTCAGGCATATCCATTTCTTTAATTGCTATCATGTACAAGCCTCCCATGGAATATATTCAGTTCCAGCATAACAAGGCCGTGTTTTCTCCCACTCCATACGTTCTTTATTTACTACATGAAAAGCATATACAGGGCAACTTCTTTTTCTTTCTTTATATTCAAGCCACCAGCCAACACAAGGCTCATTATCTTCATTTACTCCTGCCCTATGACACGCAAAAGCATCGCTCATTGCAAGAAATAAACCATTTGTATCATGCCGTTCTAGCTCTACCATTGCTATCTTTATAGCTTCTTCCTTAGTATATTTTTCTTTGCTTACACCAAGGTCATCTGCTCCGCCGTAAAATATGTCGTAGTCAAATTTACTCATCTACTTCACCGCCTTTGCTGATTAAAATAAGTTTCAAACAAATTTATTCTCTCCTCAAACCTATTTATAAGTCGGCCAATCTCTTGTATGGATCCGGCATCAGCATCATATGTCAATCGCAAATAAAATTTACTCAAAGCTAATATCGATCTTTTTTTACAAATTTGGCACTCTGCCGTAATTTGATAGTACATAGGATATTCTATGGTTCTCAACTTCAAGAAATCTATACAGCTATGTTCCACTACTCCACCGCCTTAAACTTCTCTAAAATCAATATCAGGGTACTTATAAAGCAGCATCTTCTTTTTGATCAGATACACCTGCGTCCGCATCCCTTTCGTGTCGACGTAATATATATGCCCATTAGCTTCTGTTACCTTGAAATCTGCCTTGTAAATAATAGGCCTTATCTTTTTACCTGCGACCTCATAAGCAGGCTGTAAAACAAATTCAGGCTGTAATTCAATGCTTTTTACTGCACCGGTACGCTGCCGCCAAAGTAAATCTTCGTAATAGGCTGCTTCCTTTTTGCTATCAAAAGCAATTCCATTCACTTCGGTTATTTTATTACCATATTTCATAACCGGTTCACAATCTGGTAAAGTCGAAGCAGGCGTTATACTGTCAGAACGTATCCTTTTCATTAGATGAGGCGGTAAATTATTCCATGCAGTCATTTGCTCTACCATCCTATTTAGCATTTTGTTGACGTCAACAACTCCGTGTACATTTGTATTTAAAAGGCCGCCCCCTACGGGCTAATCACCTCCGCAGGGGTATACTTCCCTTTATGCTTGTATATAGTTAGTATGCGCGGCCGTTTTAACTAAAAACAAACTAATTGTTCAAATTTCTGCGGCTTGAGCATTTCGGTTTTTGCTTTATTGTAAAACTCCTTAGATAACTCAAATCCATAACTGTTTCTACCTAATTCCATAGCCGCTCTTAATGTTGTCCCACTCCCTGCTACTGGATCTATAACCACGTCACTTGGATCTGTAAAGATTGTTATTAACTGCTTCAACAAATTAACTGGCTTTTGTGTCGGATGTATTTTAGGATATGTTTTTGTATCCTTTACCCAGTTAAACCAATTAAAAATCATTTTTCCATTATTATTAAATTTCGGTAGTTTTTCCCTGTATAACACCAAAGCGTATTCAGTAGCGCCAACAACACGCATATTTGCTTTTAATACCTGTGCTGAAAAGTTTTTGATGAAAATTAAAGGAATATGTTTTTTAAACCCATGTTTTTCTGCATACTGAATTACCATCGGCATTTGTTCAAATGAGCAAAAAACTATCATGCACGGAGCTTTCCCTTTTTCTTTAGGCTCTTTTTTTAATAAGCGATTACAAAAATGAAAGTATTCTGCAATGTTAAAATTATGATCTGTATTGAAAAAAGCTTTACCTGCAAATTTGCTTTCACCTTTTTTATTATCGCCATCTACATACCACATTGGATTTGATCCGTAAGCATTTGCTCCAAGGTTGTACGGTATATCCGCAATTACTAACTGTGCCTTGGGAATCCCATACCGTTTAAAATTTTGAAAATTATCACAATAAAATTCTGTCTTTATTTTCATTGCCTACCTCCTAAAGCTGACTGTATATCAAAACGGTTCTGACTTATTAGTGTTCAGCTTGTCAAAATGTTCTTCGCCTAAAATCTGTAGTTCTGCCATATCTGCAGCAAGGTTATATATTTTTGCATGCTTATTATTTCCATGTGTATCGGTAACCTTAGCTCTAAATTCGGCAATAGTCCCTAAGAAACAACCACAAGACACTGTTATACCTTTGTCTTTATTTTTGAAAAATGTCGTAAAACTAAATCTACTACCAATGCGACCGATCAATAAATAGTCAGCGTTGCCGCACACCTCAGCGTTGCCGCACACCCTAGCGTCGCCGTACACCCTAGCGTTGTCGCACACCTCAGCGTTGCCGCACACCCTAGCGTCGCCGTACACCCTAGCGTTGTCGCACACCTCAGCGTTGCCGCACACCCTAGCGTCGCCGTACACCCTAGCGTTGTCGCACACCTCAGCGTTGCCGCACACCCTAGCGTCGCCGTACACCCTAGCGTTGTCGCACACCCTAGCGTTGTCGCACACCCAAGCGTCGCCATCTTGCGCTAAGTTATCTTCTTTTTCCACATATCCACCAAGTTCACCAGCTTCAACACTTCCAAAGCTAATTAAAGCCTTAATCCTAAATAATTTCTTGCCCCATTTTTCTATAAACTCTGCTGTCAACTCATACTTTTTCATAGTTACCGCTCCTTTAAACTTTAGCTAAATCCCCTTGACGACGTGCTGACCGTTTTGGTACTACATCAGGCACTAACGGATGATATTTATAACACCGCTCACGATCAGCAACCACATAAGTAAATCCGCTTTCTTTGTCTACTCTCAAAAACGGTTGATGTCCGCTGTATGGGCAATCAACAGTGTTAATACATTCAGCGCATTTTCGTTCAACGTCTGCGATAAAGCTGATATCGTTGTAATTACGCTTTATAAAGCTATCATCGGCATCAGGAAAAATCCTCTTTGCTGCAGCTCTAACTTTATCGCTCACTGGCTGCCTTAGTTCGCCAAATGTTTTACCGGCAGCAAGATCAGCAAACAACTTTTTAACAAACTCGTTTGCCGCTTTAGAATTACGCTCAATAGCCTTCTTCTCTGCGCCGATTTTATTCTGCCGGACTATAGACAGCGCTGTATTGATGTCGAACCACGTTGCCCAGCGCGTATTGTTATTAGCCACCCACTCAACAGCTTCCGCCCAATCATTGACCTGTGTATACTTGTATTGTTCCAACGTTTTTGCCATAAAGTTTTCCCGCTGAACATCATTCATCGGTGGTGGAGTTAAGCCAGCTGCTCGCCATACCACAAACGCAGCCTCTACATCGCCTATATCAAGCATTCAAATCACCTCACCATGCCCATTCTTTTTTCTGCTCTGTAACACGTATCTCATCTTCCCAACGCCTGTCCTGCAAGAATGTTTCAGGGTATGGAATATAAGCCCCGTTGTTCTCTTTCCAACGGCTTGTCTGTTTATACTGCTCAACAGCAGCTATGATTTTTTCGTACAGCTCCACACAAGGATCAACAAGCTTGTTCCACTCGATTTTAGCTACAGGCTTTTTCACTTTCACCGGGTATGCTTCCCAAAATTGGGCAAAATATTCTTCCCGCTCACAATCAGGCGCTTCTTGTTTCTTTTCGTTTTGTTTATTATTAATAATATTATTTATATATACTTTCTTCTCCGCGCGAGATTGTGTTACAGGTTGTGTATCAGTTTGTGTTACAAGTTGTGTTACAGGTTGTGTATCAGTTTGTGTTCGGTATACGATACACAAATCAAATATCTGATAAAAACCTGATCGACTACCTTTGCCGCCCTGGTATGAAATCAGCCCCATCTGAATTAGAGTATTCCTATGCCTACTTAATTCAGTCCGAGAAATTCCACACACCGATTGCAGCATCGTGCTGGACACGGTAAACTCTTTTTGCCAGCCGCCTAAATTGTTAAAGTGCAATAATGCCATATACAAATCAGCAGCTCGGCTATTAAGTTGGTTGAGTAACCGCCAGCTCCAAAACGCATTCATCTGTGCAACGTAGTTCATAATAATCCTTTCAGTCGTCTAAATAATTTCTTCCGATAATCTTCATAAATTCTTCTCTGCTGTGAGTTTCTTCAAACTTGCGTTGACATAACTTCTTCAGCAGTAAATCAATAACTCTGCGCTGATGCGGACCATTATTACCCCTGTGATGATCAGCGCAGAGCCAAACTTTAAATCCGTGCTTCTCACTTATCCTTCGCAGTGAACCGAAGTATATATGGTGTTTCTCAATTCCAGTTGTTCTGCTGCATAGATAACAATATTTTCCTGTCTGCATAATACTTTTAGACATCTTTAACGCCCCACTCCTTGATCAGCTCATCTAATTCTTCCTGCGGCCTTGTTTCTACACCAATATCTTTTGCCATAGATACCAAACAATCTATAAAACGGCTCATCTCTTTCGTGTCATAAGCACTGCTACCGTAATATACCCTTACATTGCTATAGCCTTTAATGTTCTGACATTCACCAATCAATTCAGCTATCCAGCCAACACCATTGCTTTGCCAAATTTCAATAGTTCTGTTTACAGCGTCAGTTGGCACTGGCCATATTCTGCCGTAACCACATTCCCTGATCGCTTTCCTGTAAACATCTTCCTTGCTGTGAAAGCTCTCTTCTGACAGCTTTTCTGCTATCTTTTGGCATAATACCCAAGCGTATTTATTAGCGTCGTTAGAACGCCCTTTTCGCCATTGCTTGACCTCTACAACATACTGCTTTTCAGGATCGATTTTATTGATTTCTTCTTCCTCTGATAAAGGGACAGGTACTACTAAATTTATGTATCCCATCCCTTTTAACGTCTGTAACCCTTTAACTGTTAGCTTCATTTTGCTGCTGCCTTCTGACATTTCATACAGAGTGGCCTACCAAATTTCTGCACGCTATAATCATGTACTTTTTGGCTAATTTCAACCGTGCATTCCTGACACATCAAAAATTGTGGTCCAGTATTTTCGTCAGGAAACGCAGGCTGTGTTTGTTCTATTGGCGTAGGTGATGTTGCTTTATGTTCCGCTACAGGCGCATCAACTTTTTTACCCAGCTCAAACCGTACAACACCCTTACTGTCCACGATTTTTAGCTTCACAAACTCACTTTTAGTCCGATCGTACTCTATGTATTTCACAAAAAACTTTGCAGTGATTTTCCCATTGGTAGATAAATCCTGCTTCGATAGCTTCACCCATATAAACGGAGCATCGTATAGCTCACGTCCAATGCCCCAGTTAAACCCGGCACGTTTAAAACTATCACTTGCCAGTCCCTTTGCGGCTTCTGTGTTGCTCTCAGTGCCAGTATCCTCTTTTTCGATCCACTGCTTTTTATCATCATCCCACACCGAGATGATACAATTTGCGTTATCCCGTCCGTGATGCCGCTGCCAATTCATCGGTCCGAATGTCTCGTCAAGAATGCGCATATCGACCCTAGCGTCCTTATACAACAACAACGAACACCCGCTGTTATCTTTTTTTACCGTGGCGACCCGACATTCAACTTCATCTGCAGTAAGAAGTCTTATTTCTTTCATTGCCTATACCCCCTTTGCACCGTTCTGCACGTCTAAGCAATTTAACAGCCTGCTTTGCGGTTACTTTAGGCTCACCGTATGCCTGCTGAAGTGCACGAAAGGCCGCTAACTTTTCTTTCTCATTCATTTCTATGTCCTCCTAAAACTCTCTAAAAGTTTGACCGCCGCATCTACAGCGTGTATCCTCTATTGGCACTCTACATCCACAATGTACACATACAACGACCGGTACTGGCGATAGTCTCACCGGCACCTTTAATTTCATCTTGTCAACGATTGCTACTGCCCTGTTTAGGCGTTCAATCTTTTCCTGCAATAAATTATCCATTTACAAGTCACCTTCGCTATGCTAAAATGAAGGTGGACGCTAAACTTCGTAAAATTTACAGTCCACCTGAGCTATCGAAGCTGCTACTTCGGTAGCTCTTTTTCTTTTGCTTTGTCATAATCACTCCTCCTAAACTAAATCAGATACTTCACAGTTCATTGCTGCTGCAATTTTCCTGAGTGTGGATAATGTCACGTCTTTACCATTTTCAATATCACGTAAATTCTTGTACCAAACACCACTGGCTTTAGCTACTTGATACCTTGACAGGCCTTTTTGTTCACGAATTTGTTTAATTTTGTTCATCTTGAATACTCTCCTTACTGTGGTACAATTACTATATATGGAGGTGATATTATGGCTAAAATTATTACTTACGACTTACGTAAACCTGGCACAAATTACGATGGTCTTATTGCTCGTATCAAACAATATACCCATTGTAAATTGACAGAATCTTGCTGGTTAGTTTCTACAACTTGGACTACAGCACAAATTCGCGATGACTTAAAAAGATTTCTCGATGTAAACGACAGACTATTTGTTGCCGAACTTTCAGGAAACGCAGCGTGGACTGGTCCGATGCTCAGTACAACAGAATCCATCAAAAAAATATTGAAATCATAATGGTTGTAAACCACTTACCGGTTTGCCAAATTGGCAGGCCGGTTTTTTATTGTCAGTCTCTCCGCAACACCCTTCTGACAAACCATATTTCCCGCTACAAACCTGATTTTGTAAATCCTCTGCCAGTCTTTCTAAAACATCACCAGCTTCATTTATCGTTAATTCATTCACAGAAGCAAAGGAAAAAAAACATTCTCTCAAGCTTTGATAATCATCCGGTGCTACTTTGTTATTAAACATAAATTATTCCTCCTTCGTTCATCTCAACACCCCTACTGTCACTACAGCAGCCATAATAGCGTATGTTCCGACAAATATTGCAGTAGTTGCTACGGTAAAATCTCTAATCATAAGCCTGCCACCTGCCCCATAGCGTAGCCAATATTGTAGATCATTCGTACTGCTATCAGAGTTGCTACTACAGTCAGCAACCACATCGCCGGATACCTTGCAATACTATCAAGTAAGTCTGCTGTTACATCAACCGCTGCTAAGTAAGCTAAGTGAATGTCTTTATAAATATTTTTCATTTTGCTACCTCTCTTTCTGATCCAATCAGTGCCAATAATGACTGTGCTGCTTCTCTACATTCTTTTATCATTCGGCTGCCAAGTTCGGTTTTACTTAGTGTCTTCTCTACCATCTCAGGCAGAAGCTTTGACACGTCAGATACTTCTTTATGTACCCTTAATATCTTTATGCCCTCTGCATCGTTAATCGGAACTAAACCGAAAATATCGCAAAATACAGGATTTCGTTGCAGGTGTTGTACTCTAAGCCATGGAGTCCGATACATTTCAGTCATTTTTAACACAAGCCAATCAGGAACAACCCTGCCATCTAGTTCGTATTCTGCAAGACTACGTTCCGATACTATCAATAACATAGCCGCTTTAGGCCTTGTCATACCTGCAAAAAGTCGGGCATTTAAATAAGGGTTCATGCTGTTTTTTTGCATGTTGTAACTCTCCTTTCGTGATATTATTTCAAGTAATCAAACAGCCTGTTCAGCAAGTAATTGAGCGGCTCGTTCTGCTTTGCGCTTTTCGATACCTTTGCGTAACTCCTCTGCCCAGTTATCGGCAGATATTTGATCTTTCTTCCGATATTGTTTCATAGAAGCAGGCCTGCGTTTTGACTGATTGATTGCTTCCGCCTTCTTCCTGGCGTTTTCTTCATCCTGACGTCTAAAAAAATCTAAAAGTGTGTCCTCAAATACATACACCAGCGACCCTTTCTTACCACCGCCAGAATGAGGAAATTCACCTTTTGCCGCCCGGTCTTGCATCCCTCGGTACGAAAAGCCATGCTTTTCACAAAAGGCTTTTAGTGTCATTCGCATTACTTACAACTCCTTTCTGCTCACTCAGCAGATTATCAATAGTGCAACCTAGAATCTCCGATAGCTGTTTTAGTTTATCTGCACGTGGCATTACTTCACCCGACTCCCATTTCGCAACAGAAGATCTATCTATTTTTAATTTATCAGCAATATCTTGTTGCGTAAGACCTGCTTTATTTCTTGCTTCTTTCAAGTTCATTTTTTCACCACCTCTCTTTTTGTGAAGTTTCTTCACTATTTGATTTTATTATACGTGCATTTACTCCACTTGTCAACGCCTTTTGTGAATTTATTTCACGGCTTTAAATGTGAATTATAATCACATATAATATAATCGAGGTGGAAAATATGAACACTGCTGAAATTTTAAAATCATTGAGAGAGCAACATGGTCTTTCTCAGCAAGAAGTCGCTGATAAACTCGGAATAGACAGAACAACATATGTAAAATATGAAAGCGGAAGCAGTAAACCAGTACGTAAACTTTCTGAATTAGCCGCGTTATTTGGTGTTACTACAGATTATTTACTTGATAATGATGTAGATCCAAATAAACTATCAAACTATCTTGGTCCTGTTGTAGAAAATAAAAAAATACCAATCATTGGCTCCGTAAAATGCGGACCTAATGGATTGGCATATGAATATCTAGAAGGTTATGTTTTTGTTGACGATAGCTTAACCGGCGATGTTACAGCCTTTGTATGTAAAGGCGATAGTATGAAAGACATCGGTATATCTGACGGCGATATCGCCATTGTAAGACGTCAATGCACTATCGAAAACGGTGAGCTTGCAGTAGTCATTATAAATGGTGAGGAAGGCACTTTAAAACGTGTCAGATATCATGATAATGTAATGATATTGGAAGCGGCTAATCCTGCTTATCCACCTAGAATTTTTTCGGGAAAAGAAATGAATGTCGTTAAAATTTTTGGTAAGGTTATCCAAGTTAGAAAAAATTTTTAAGAAAAGGTTAAAAATAAAATGTCAGAATTTGTTAAAATATTTATATCTAAGGATATTACTGCCAAAGCTATAAATAATGTTTTTCTTGAACCGTCTTTGCCTGGAGAATTTTTTGTATCCAAATTACGTCGGTTTTTATACATTGGTATAAAAGAACTACTTTTAGCAAATAATATACCTGTTATAGATACTTATGTTTCAAATTTAAAAACCAAATCTGCAGAACAAAATACCATCCATAATATTCCAGGATATAAAATCAGAGAATATGGTTTTGAATATTATGGCATCAAAGAATACAATATGGATTTTTGTCTATCTCAATATGCTGCTAACTCTAAATACCCAGAATATTATCACGAATTACAAGCATATCCACAATATAAAAAATCCCACGACAAATGTCTTGGTAATTTATCATTTGTCTTAAAAAAAGGATTCTATAAAAAAATACATTTTTCTTTTGAATATCCGTTTAATGCTGTAGGATTTATTAACGATGTTAGCATAAAAAAACAAAAACCATTTATTGCTATAATAGGAAATTTTATCGATATAGCTTTTTTAACATCTGTTGGAGACTCATATCAAAATACTTGCAATTGCCCAAATAGTTTGATTGTAGAAAATATAGAAAATCATGCAACATTATTTCCTATATTCCAATGTCAATGTTGCGGTAAACTGTATGTTTGTTCTTGTTCTCGCGATTATGTAAAATCACTAACTCATAAAGACTTCAAAATTTCAGCTTATGGTGAATCCCCCTATTCTCCGAATTTATTTTATAGAGAATGTATATGTCAACTCTGCCAAGCTAAAACTTATCCAGCGAGGTTACCGCAAAGCTATTATAACATGATAGAATTTTATTTCCCTGAATTAAACACAAACCTAAAAGTTAAAAACTATTTGCGTGAAAGATATAATCAAAAGCCTTTAGCCACTGGTTATAAAGGCGAAAGTTTATTATATGAAGTTATTATAGGTATAATTGGCAAAGAAAATGTTTTAGTTCATCATCGACCAGATTGGTTAAACGGATTAGAAATAGATATATACGTTCCATCATTAAAAATAGGTTTTGAATATCAAGGAAAACAACATTATGAGCCAATAAAAATATTCGGTGGTAAAACTGCATTAGAAAAATTGAAATTGCGAGACGAAGAAAAAAAGCGACTATGTAAACTAAACAGTGTAAAATTATATGAATTTAGATATGATCAAGAAATTTATCCTGATGAAATTCTTAAAATTTTGCAAGAAACATAAATTTTCTATTACTTAATACTAACATCAAGGGGGATGAACCTAAATGAAAAAAATCTTATTGGTCTTACTCATCTTGTTGGCTATATTAATTTTCACCGGTTGCGGGAAATCGCCTTCAAATTCTGATCAAACTAAAAATCCAACCCCACAATCTATTAAAATACAAAATCTAACAGATCAACAATCAGCTAATGTAGCTTCTGTGTTAGCACAATGTGGCTTTGAAAATTATAAATTATCAAAGGATAAATCTTTAGATAACGCTACAGGAGCAGCTGAAAAAGGGTACAAAATTGAATATGGCGAACTAAATTACTATAATTTATTACTTGCACCAAATGGATCGGTTTATAAAATCACAAAATATGAATTTGATGTTTTTGCGAATGGTAAAGTCCAACATAACGCAAATGAATTTTATTTGAGTAGAAGTGATAAAGAAGCATTAATGAAGATAGCAGAAACAGCAATAAAGAAAGAATTAGACAAAATGCAAGTGCAACATACAGACAAAATTGAGTATTGGGGCGTTTACGATTGGAGTTTTACTAAAAAGCCAGATAAAACTAAAATTAGTTCTTATTTTGTAATGACAAACAATACAGGCGGAAAAAGACGCACTGATTTTTCTATGTATATTGATAACAAAACTAAAAATGTTTCTGAATTAACATTTGATAAAAGCCGGTCCGATAAAATCCCGGAAAAAAAAGAATCTTTATTACACAAAATATTAAACTGACGAGGTACTTGAAATGAGGAAAATATTATTACTCTCGCTTGCTTTATGTTTAGCTTTCTCCTCGCTCGCCTCTGCAGCTAGTTGGAAATGGCTAACGTCAACAGATGATGTTACAGTATCAATCAACACAGATAATATTACACGTGTAAACGGAATATACACAGTATGGGTGCAGATAAAATATGCTGATTATGCTCAAAAAAACTATAAAGGCGAAAAAATAGCTTTAACTTTAGAAAAAATGAATTTTAAACGAACTGAAATGGGCGATGAAGGCAGATCTCTTGAAATTATTGACTATAGTTCCAAAGGTAATTTTTTACGTAACACGAAAGGTTCTGCAGCCTGGGAAAGTGTTATCCCTAGTTCAATAGGCGAACAAATCTTCCAAGAAGTATTAAAATTACGTTCTGATGCAGATAAAGAAGATGATATTCAAATCCAAAAAGAAAAAGATGCAGAGCAGACTCAAGCAGAAAAAGAAAAACGCAGCAAACAAAACAAAGAAAATACTAAAGTTGCAACTGACGTAGCACGTGCTGTTTTAGGTGGTTTATTCTAAAAAACAAAAAGCCGCTCCTAATGGAGCGGCAATATTTAAACCCTCTTGCCAAACATACGTTTCAAAGGAGTTGATATTTTATGTCACGTGTTCGAGCCAAAGGCGAAGGCTCAGTATATTTTGAAAAACAACGTCAAAAATGGCGTGTAAGAATAGTAACGCCGGCCGGTGTTATCCAGAAGCGTTTTGATTCGCAGCAGGAAGCTATCGACTACAAAAACGAAGAAATAGCCAAAATCAAACAAAATGTCTATAATAAAGATGGCTTAGCTCCGTTTGGACAATTTGTTATTAAATATCTTGCTGATTTTAAAACATATCCTACTGTATCAGAAGGAACAGAAATATTTTATCAGCGCCGGGCCAACAAAATAGCTCCTTTGGTAAAATATCCCATAAAAAATATAACAACTGAAATTTTACAGCACTACTTTTTGAGTTTAAAAAGCAGTCAAGATGACAAGCGCAAAACATATGAATTTTTAAAAATGATATTTACCTTTGCTGTATCTCGGCAAATAATTCAATTCAATCCTATGCTTGCTGTTCCCAAGCCAGAAATGGCCTATAAAAACGAAGATGATGAACCTGAACCATTTTCTCAGGAAGAAATCAAAACTATTTTAAATTACCTAAAATCAGATCACAATCAACATAAATATTATGTAATGATTTTGCTTGAAGTATCCACCGGATGCCGTATCGGTGAGTTGTTAGGTATATTAAAAAAATGGTATAATTCTACCAACCAGCAGATTAAAATAAAAAAATCTGTAAAACAGGATAAGAACAATAAAACAATTCTTGGAAATACTAAAAACCGACAATCGATACGCACCTATGATCTTAGTCGTAAATTATGCGATACCTTAGATGAATATATAGAGCGCACGGAATACGCTAGCGAATATCTTTTCAGTACCCGCACAGGTACGCCTATAAGCAGAAACAATATGCGTAGAACATGGAAACGTATCCTAATGGAACTGAATATCCCCTACAGGCGCTTTCATTTTCTCAGGCATACATACATCACTGAAATGTTGGCACAAATGCCACTAGCAGATGTCAGTGCAGCTGTAGGGCACAGCAAAATTGAAACAACCTTGAAGTATGCACACAAGAAAAAAGGTAGCGGAAAAAAGCTTGCAGAAATTGCTGAAAATATGTATTACTAAAAGGTCAAAATAATTTACAAACTCCCATTCAGCTCCCTTGACCCATTGAAAGGAAACTCCCGTGCAATAAAAAAAGCACTGCAAACTATTGCAGTGCCTACTTCTAACAGTGGTGGAGACAAGCGGGATCGAACCGCTGACCTCTTGAATGCCATTCAAGCGCTCTCCCAGCTGAGCTATGCCCCCAAGACAATTAAGATTATAATAGAAAACAGCCTTACTTGTCAATATAATTGTAAAATATAACTCAAAAATATTGCAGTAGGTTAAGCACCGTGCTATAATGTATGACGCAAGCAAAGACGCCTGCCTTCCTGGGTCAAATCTGCCTTCAGGAAGGCAGATTTATTTTTTCAGGAGTGTTTGACA